GGGCGTGGCGATGCTACTTCTTTTTCTATTACACCCGAGAAAACAAAAGTAAATGTTTCAGCTTTATTTTGTACCTTTGTAGCGAAAAAGACTCAGAGGGGAATGTTATTAATACTCTTATGGGGGGTTCTTAAAACTAAATTCTTTAATCAGGTAGAAAAGTTTATAGATTTTCATACACACAAAGATAAGGGAGAAAATACAAACATTATCTTTCCCAATAAAAAATATGTATTTGCTCTAAACTATACAACAAATCTAATGTCTTATACTGATTTATTAGCTCCTTATCCTTGTTATAGTACTTGGTGTTGGCAATGGGCTATTGTAAATCCTGCTATTAAAATTGAAATTGAAAACGAAAAAAGAAGATGAAACACTTATTATTTACAGCATTCTTACTATTAGGAACTTTTAACTATGCCCAAACTAAGGTTATAGTACCTCATCCTGAAACAGGAAGAGAGATGTTTTATTTTAATGAAGAACCTTATAAGGATTGGGAATTGAAGTATCAATATAGTAGAAGATCTGCAAAAACAGGTGAACTTTTATTTATAAAAACATTAGCGGGAAGTAGTGGATATGTTAAAATAGCAGAATATGACGATTCTCTTCAAATTACAGAAGTTAGTTATCATACTTCTAAGGAATATGCATTTGTATATAATAAAGAAAAGTTGTTAGAGGAAGTAACATCTTATTTTCAAACACTTCCCATAGGAGTTTGGAAAGAGTATAATGATAAAGGGGAAGTTACAAAAGAAAACGATATGGATAAGCAATATAAAATGAGTATTGATTGTCTTATGCAAATAATGAAAGAGCGTTATGATATTGATTTGATAAAAGATCCTGTGAGCGTACTATACACAGAGAAGACACGCCCTATTTATATAGTAACGTATTCGTATGGTCCTTATACGAGTAGGTGGATTACAATTGATGTAAATACAGGAGAAACGTTATTTGATAAGCGTCTTTCAGGAGATGATTTTTATGAATATGAGGAACAAATATATAGACCTAAGTAGAATTATGAAACTGATATGTATAGTATTCTTACTATTAGGGCTTATTAGCTATGCCCAAGCTAAGATTATTGCTCCTCATCCTGAAACAGGAAGAGAGATGTTTTATTGAGGTGTCAAAATAATTTCATACATCTCTGAAAATTAATGTATTATGGAATTATTTAAAGGACAAAGCCTCTTAGAGTTTACTGAACGCTTTAAAACTGACTTAGATTGCGAAGAATATTTAGCTTCTTTAAAGTGGGAAGATGGATATTGCTGTCGCATTTCCAAAGTCAATTAGTATGTAGCTAAATAGACACCTCAAAATGCAAATTTAACTCATTTCAAAAATCACTATAATATAAATAGCTATATGTCAATAAATTATATCAATTT